TTTACGTCAATTACCATTGATGTTTGGCAAAATTCTTCTTCCTTGCAGCGATGCAAGGGTGAAGGCTGCATATGATGGGTTTATTGAGTGTGAGAAGGATGTCCGCGTATCGGACTCTCGACTGAACGACCTTGATTGGTTTAAGTTCAGAGAGGTGTCAGATCTGCTTTTTGGCAAGATATTCTCGGCCTTAGACACTCGTGTCTTCGACCGGTCTCTTTTGCCCAAGCATGGTCCTGGAGCAACTGCTGATTTCCTTAGCGGGAACGCTAAGTGGTCACAGTCAACTTGGACTACGCGACTTCAAGAATTCTTCCCATGGGAAGAGTATCTTGTACCTAATGACCGATTTTCGTCGGACTTAGGTGAAATAGACATCCTCGAACCTGGTCGTGAACTACCCGCAAGGGTAGTTGACGTTCCTAAGACGCTCAAAACGCCTCGGATCATCGCGATCGAACCTACGGCAATGCAATATTGTCAGCAGGCTCTTTCGGATGCTCTGATTTGTGCCATTAAGGAGGATGACTACCTCCGGCACATGATCGGATTCACGGACCAAACGGTTAATAACCGAATGGCGCGTGAAGGCTCCCTTTCGGGTGACCTGGCCACACTTGATTTAAGTGAGGCTTCCGATCGCGTTTCGAATCAGCATGTACGTGAAATGCTGTCATCACACCCCCAATTGCATGGGGCTGTTGACGCATGCAGATCACGGAAGGCTGACGTACTTGGGAAGACTGTTCGTCTTGCCAAGTTCGCGTCTATGGGTTCAGCTCTCTGTTTCCCCGTGGAAGCAATGGTGTTTTTAACACTACTCTTCATTGGGTTAGAGAGAGAGCTTAGGACACCTCTGACCCGCAAACTCATTAAAGAGCATGTGGGTCGGGTGCGGGTATATGGAGATGATATCATCATCCCACAATACCTGGTGCGTTCTGCAATAGAGACCCTTGAACACTACGGTATCAAGGTGAACTCTCGCAAATCCTTCTGGACTGGTAAGTTCAGAGAATCTTGCGGAAAGGAGTTCTATGACGGCACGGATGTAAGTATCGTCCGTGTCCGAAGAGAATTCCCGACATTGCAGAGGCGCGACTCAGAGGAGATCAGCTCCATAGTCTCCCTTAGAAACCAGCTCTATTGGGCTGGACTTTGGGGAACTGTGCGCTGGCTTGATTCTTACATCGAGAAGATTTTGTTCTACTTCCCGGTTGTGGAATCAACTTCCTCTGTGTTAGGACGTGAATCAGTTCTGCCTTATCAGGCTGAATCGATTCACCCGACGCTCCACACTCCCTTAGTCAAGGGGTGGGTACGTCGCGACCCGACTCCGAAAGATAAACTTTCAGAGTCGGGCGCCCTACTCAAATGTCTCCTCATGTTGGAGCGGAAGTCGAATTCTTACCTTTCGTCCGTAGACGAAGCGTTTGAACAGACTCCGCTCAACGGAGACATCGGCCAGCCAGCCGATGTAGCGGGACATCTTGAACGCGCTGGGCGTCCTCAGTCCGCCAACATCAAGCTGAG